AGGATATGCCGATACATTAAAATTCACCAAATTTATAATACCATTAGTATAATCAACTGTTCCGGCAGTTCCTACCACAGTCTGAACTCCACTAATAGTTGATACAACTTTAAGGGATCCTTTAGAGTCATCAATAATAGAACAATTTAAATTGTTATATGTAAAAATGCTAGATGATATCGTTCCCGGAACAAATTCATTCTGATAACTTAGTGCCTGTGAGAATGTTGTGTTGAGTGTTGGAGTCAACACTTTCATTAACTGAGTTGTTGTTTGTTGATCTGTGATAGATGAATCTGCGTTGTCGATTGCTGATAAAAGCTGACTGTATCTAAATCTTGTTTTGAATTTATTTAGGTTATTTGTTGCATACGTATTGATGGCATTCAACACTAATGTGTGGATATCAGATTCTCCAGCAGAAGAAATATTCTGGTTATATGAAACGTTTGTCGTAATCGATACATATGTGTAATCACCAGAAATTACTTCTGGAGTAATACCAATTGGAACTTTGTTTATTAGGAATGATTGAATTTTGTTTTGTTCGACTTGAGAAAGTCCTATTTCATTTGAAATATCGACAGATATATAAACCGTCCCATATTGTGGTGGAGAAGCTTCATCGCCTCCATAAACATACACATCCCTAATCTCTGGAAACTGAGCAAAAAGAATTGTTCTATAATCATCAGAAGTCACTGCACGATCTAAAGTTTGATATGATTTTGGTGCATTAAATCTAATTGAAGATATTGATTCTGGTTGCATTCCTCCTGCCGCTGCGATAATATTGGTATTAGAATCATTACTAGTCGATACAAAATAATTTGTATATCCTGCAATTGCGCTTGAGCACTTAAATTGAGTCACTCCATTGGGAGCATCCATATTACATACGCGATAATTTGCACTAATTGTAGAACCATTTACAGGAGATAATCCACTAACCCCATCCCCAAAGACAATCTCATAATTGTTTGCGGTTGCCTGTAGGAAATATGCTGGAGTTGTGGTTGTAACTCCTAGAAGATTTGTATGATATTCCCATTGTTGATTTAATCCACTAGAATTGGTCAAATATACTTGTAATGATGTTGTATCAATATTTGGATTCGAAAGAATAAATCTTTGGTCTGAAACTGCGGTGTTGACTGTAAAAGTTTCTGTGACGTTTACGCCTTCAACTAAAAGTACATTTGTAATAGTGTATGTATTATTAAGTGGGACAATGTGATTATCATTAGATGTCAAGAAAGTATAGCTTCCGCCATTACCATCTGTTGATTGAAATACCGTTCCTCCGGGAATTGTGATAGTTGTAGGAGAATCTGTTGGAAAAATTGTGATATCAACATATGCTTCTGCAGATCTGGCAGATCTTGGAATATAGTTGATATCTTTAGCATGACTGACCACACTATCTCTAAGTGTAGCGGTATCCATAAACATCTCGTTCATAACCATATTGGTATAGAAGCTATTAATATATGTGTTGTAAGTTAACAAGTCAATTATAGTCGAGATATTAGATCCCTCAAAATTATAATCTTGAAATTTCGATTGATTTTGCATGAACTGAACAAAATTTGCTCTAAGGCCAGCAAAATCTAAATTGTTGACAGCAAGTGTGTTATTAGCCATTAGCGAACCCTTACCAGCGAAGTTGTGATTGTTATTGGTGCTGGATTATTTATGATAGAAAATGTAAGCGTAATATCGATTGAGTTATGATCTGGATCCCCATTAACCACAATGTCTAATATCTCAACTCTTGGCTCGTAGTTTTTAATAGCATTCGTTATCTCATTAGTCATCTCAACTTGAGTGGTAGGCATAAAATTTTCAAAGAGAAAACGATTTAGATTAGCACCAAAATTAGGAGCATATGGGACTTCATAATTATTTGTCTTGAGAATTTTCATCACAGAGTTTATAATAGACTGCTCATTAGTAACACGGGCAAGATCATTCGTCATAGGATTCTTTTTGAAATCTCTAAGAAAATCAGAATAATATACCTGTTGCTGCACTGGAGTTGGAGATGCCACTTTATGCTCCTAAATCTTTATTTTCTATTTATATAAAACTCTATTGACATATGTTTGAATCACCTATATACTCCTATTATAGGGTTGAAAATCTTTCTAATCCAACTAGATCAAAAAGGAATCAAGGAATGGATATTGGAGTATTTGGTTCCCAATCAGATAGACAAACAAACTTTATATGTGAAGCAGTTGAGTTTTATGCTTCTATACTAATGGATGAAGATGTTTATCGTGATATGAAAATCGATATTGAACTTGATTATGAATTAGATGTTGCTGGGCATTGTTTGACAGACGACGAATTAGAATTTCCAAGAGAGTTTACTATTGACATAAATCCTAATCTGTGTGATATTGGTATTTATTCCACACTTGCACACGAGATGGTTCATGTAAAGCAGTATGCTCTAGGTGAATTATATAATGTAATGGCTTTATCTCCAGAAGAGATTTTATCATTTGATCGAGTTTGGAAAGGCGAAAAATGGTTTCCAAAAGAAAATGATCATCCATATTTTGATGCTCCATGGGAAGTTGAGGCATTTGGAAAAGAAGTTGGATTGTATTGGAAATGGAAACATAGGAACATGAAAGTTTAATTATGGCTATTACTAAGAAGAGAATTACGAAGTCTTTTGATCAGAAGCATTATGGTGATGAACCTGTTATTGTAGGTATTGCTACTGAAGAACAATTAACAGAAGCATATAATTTCTATAATTATATGCACGATCATGCTCAGGCAAAGAAATGGATTATTGAGTATTTGAAAAAGAATAAGCGATCTCCAAAACTAATCGATGAAATTCGTTCTGCTCCAGATTGGCGGACTAGCACAACTGCTGGCTGGACGGCTCGTATGATGATGAATGGAACAATATTCAATGATACATATATGGAAAGGTTTGAAGATCGTCTTCGACTGAATGCACTATATGGAGTCAAAGATGAACCAAAGGCAGTTTCTTCAACAATCTCTGTTCAGGATCGTATTAGGCACAATACTAATAACTTTCTATCTGATGCTGAATCATTGGTTATTGATGAACGTTCATCAATGTATGAGTTTCTTCAGAGTAAACAGGTAACCCCAGTTTCGGCTAAGAAAATTCTGGAATATTATCAGCCTATCTATGATGAGATTCATTCTGATGATGAACAGGTGAAAGAATCTTTTGGTAAGAAGTTGAAGTTCGAACGCACTTTCATGCAGGGTGTGATTGATGATCTAAATAGATATATTGGCAATAAGAAAGTTGCTAAGGTTCGCAAGCCTCGTGCAAAGAAAGTTAAATCTGCTATTGACTTGGTGAAGACTTTGCAGTATCAGAAGGAATATCCGGAACTAAAGATAGTTTCAGTTAATCCTGCAGACATTATTGGAGCAAGTCAGATATGGACATTCAACACGAAGACGAGGAAACTCAGCCAGATCGTATCAATGAGTCCGACTGGTCTAGGAGTGAAGGGGACAAGTATTACGGGATTGGATATCGAATTGAGCGTGTCGAAGTCGATTCGCCCCAACCTCCAAGCACAATTGATCCAGAATCTATTGTCATCTGGAAAAGTGGCACTGAGGAATTTTATGTCAAATATCAAGACCTCATCAACATGTGCAAGCCCGAGAATGAACGAGTTTACCGTAATATTAAGGATTATTAAGTGACAGATAATGTAGTTGATTTCACAGATCGTTGGATTAAGAAAGAAGAGCATAAAGAAAAGATTCAAAATATTGAGGAAATCAATGAACTTGATGAACTTCATGATATTTGCACTCTAGTAGCCAATGATGCTCTAAATGCATTATATGAAGAATATGATCTAGAGATTGATAAAATTGAGTTTAGTCCAGAGATGATTTTCTTCTTTGAGTCATTCAAGGGTCTTATTATGAAGTGTGCTGGACATTGGCATCCTTTTCAAGATGCTGCTCAGGATTTTTTTGATTCTCAGGGCATTGAAGTTCATGAAACTGAAGATGGTGGATATCATTTCGCTCTAGGTAATAAGGAAGAAATTTTACCGGCAAACGATGTTGACATTATTGGAGATAATAAATGATTCTTATTGATCTAAGCCAATTTCTAATTTCTTCATTATTTGCCAACGGATCTAAGAATGTTGTGATTGAAGAAGATCTGCTACGCCATACTCTTCTTAATTCAATTAGAGCACTTAAAGTTAAGTATAAGGAGTATGGTAAAGTTGTAATTGCCTGTGATGATAAGAATTACTGGCGTAAGGAATCCTTTCCTTATTATAAGGCACATCGAAAGAAGTCTCGTGAAGATTCTGAAGTTGATTGGAATGCAGTATTTGTCTGTCTAGACAAGTTTAAAGAAGAGCTTCGGGAAAACTTTCCGTATAAGGTAATTCAGGTTCCTCATGCTGAAGCTGATGATATTATTGCAGTTCTAACTAAGCATTATCATGCTGAAGGCATTCTTATTGCATCTTCAGATAAGGATTATATGCAGCTTCAGTCATATCATCGGGTTACTCAATACAGTCCGATTATGAAGAAAGAGATTAATTGTTCTTATCCAGAGCAATATCTGATGGAACACATCATCAAGGGGGATTCCGGAGATGGGATCCCTAACTGTCTTTCTCCTGAC